TTACATAGATAGAGTCAGTATCAGAAGCCACAACATAAGTTACATCTTTTGTTTTTAATAAATCATTTAGATACTTATTTACATCTCTTTCAATCCATCTGATTGCAAGTTGACCTGCCTTTGTAATACCTTCAGCGTGTCTTACATCAAAGTATTTAAAATATTGATTACCGATAGCACCATAAGCACTATTCAAAGCAATCTTTCTTGCAAGTTGAATATTATGATTAGCCGCAATATCATTTAATAATCTTTTATCACCAGTCTCTTGATAAAGAGATTTTGCTTTTAACATTTTATTCTTATATACAACTCGTTCTTTGTAAAGTTTCTCCATCAACTTAGGAAGAAAACCTCGTTTGTCTGTACGAAACTGAGCACCGTTTGGTGTTATAGTACAACCATCTAAATGAGATAAATCAGATTCTCGATTTAACATTTTTTCAACATTTACAGAATTAGGTTCAAACCCAACCATTGTTTCAGGAGATATATTATACTGCATAATCAAATGCGGATATAGACTATTTAAATCAAAACTACAAATCCAATCATGAAAACCTACAACAGGATCTTTTACATATGCACCTTCATAACCACCAGAGTATTCGTTTTCATTTACTGCAGGACAAACAAGTTTATTCTCTTTGAGATAATTAAATATAATTGTATCCCACATACGAACTTGACCAAACACATCTTGATAATTAACTTTTGCTTCATAGGCCATTGTTAAATGCAAAGCAATCAACTGCATTTTATCTTCTAACTTATCAACTATCTCAACATCTTGAATGTTATACTCTACAAATAATTGATAGTCATTCTGATAAAACTCTTTGAAAGTATCATATGGATTTTCTAATTTGTTTTCGCCTAATTCTACTTCACCAATGTAATCTAGTTTGTAACTTTCTTGTCTAACAAATGTATGTTTACGATACAAGTCAAGATAATCTAAAACTGAAACGCCTAGAATATCATAATAGTTTTGTTCTTTATTAAAACCTTTAGCAGTTATTCTTGCACTACTTTGATTTACAACACCCCAAGGACTAAACTGATTTAAATAATCATCACCCATAAGATATTTAAAACGATTCATTAAATAAGGAATATCAAAGAACTTAACATTCCAACCAGTTACGATATCTGGATTATAAGCAACCCAGAACTTTGTAAACTTTTCTATTAAATCTCTTTCAGTAGAACACTTAAAATATTTTACATCATCACGGTCATTTACAAAATTACCACAACCGAAAACAATAATACTTTTTCTTGCATGGTCTTTTACAGTAATACAAATTAAAGGTTCTTCTGCCTTATCTACATTAGGAAAACCATTTTCACTTTCACACTCAATATCAATTGTGATTAATCTTATCTGTTTTAAGTCCCAATCAACTTTGCCTGGAAACTCATCTGCAATAAATGGATATTGAAATCTTGTATTGCCAAAATATTCAAAGTTAGTTACACCTTTATATTCATCAACCCATTTTCTTGCCTCAAACATACTTTCATGTTCAATCTTTGCTACATTACGACCATCTAATGTTTTATATCCTGTTTCTTTTTGAACAGGTGTAAACAAAGATGGTTTGTAATTTACTCTAAACTTTTTGTGGCTGCCATCATGATTAACTCCTCTTACTAAGAGTCGACCTTTATATGGCAGCACACTTGTATAAAATTTCACTATATTTGTGTGTTGTTGAAATGTTTATTTAATGCTTGTATTTTTTCTTCAGCTGTTGATATTATATCTAACTGTTTATCCATTTCATTAATGAATTGTGGGTGTTCGCCGATACCAACTGAACTATCAAAATATACAATTATAGTAGCATATGCTTCTGCTATCTGTGCCTCGTATCTTTTTGATAATGCCTTGAACAACGGATTGTCTGCTTGGTGATTTTTTGCCATGTTTTTTCACTCCTTTTCATAATATATTATAACACAATACAATTGATTTGTAAAGCATTTATTTTTATTTGTATGGATTAATATTAACTCCTGTTGTATCATCTCCATCACTTCTCTCAATCCAAGAAGAAAGAACAAACTTTCTATTTGGATTTACATTGACTTTAAATCTAGTCAATAAATCTCTATTAACAAGAAATGTACTTCTTGAATCTTTTGTTGTCAATCCAATTGGAACATCTGTATAAAACTTATTATTAAAAGTTAAATCTATAAAAACAATTGGTCTTTCATCCACTTGATCCATTCTAGTTGCTTCAGAGGTACCTTCTAATTTACTCGTAAATTTCTTACCATCTTTTTCCCACTTGACAGTTTTGCCTGATACATCTACTTTATCAACATGAAACATTGAAGCACTGGTTCCATTTCCTGTGTCAAGTTTTGCTCTGACAGGTCCATATCCATCAATACTAATTCTTTCGTGAAATCCTGCCTCTCTAGTAAATGAGTATTTTCTATGAACATCTTGAGTCAAATAATCAAATAATTCTTTAAGCACATTATCTGTTGTAGTTTTACCAATATATGTATCTTCTCGTTTAGCAGTATTATACAAAGCAAACTCTGAACCCATACCAGGAGAACCATTACACTCTAAAACATATAATTGATTATTTACAATTGCATGGTCAACACCAACCATATAAGCACCAACGGAACGAGCAGCCTGTAAAACTACTGTACGTTCATCATCTGATAACTTATAAGGTTCAGTAGTCGCCTCTCTATGTCTATTAGACCTAAAATCTTTCTTTGCACTTATTCTTTTTGTTGACGCTAATATTCTACCATCAACAACGATTGTACGAATATCAAAATCAAATTTTAAAAATTCTTGTAATAGTAAAGCAGCACCAAACTTCCATAATGATTGTGCAACTGAAACCATACTCTTTTCAGATTCAACTACTGATACACCAATACCTTGAGTACCAGTAAGTGTTTTCATAATCACAGGATACTTACCACCTAATTTTTCGTGAGCATGAATTAATCCTTTTTCGTTTGAAATTAAAGCAGTTCTAGGTGTTGGTATATTGTCCCTTTCAAAAGAAATATATGCTGACATTTTATTATCGCAAGTCAACATACCATTTCTAGTGTTAATCATAAGTGCCCCAGCATTTTCAAATGTAGATAATAATGCGAGTCCAGTTTCATCTTCAAGAACCCCAGCACGAACAAAACAAATTGTTTTTGAAAGGTCAAACTCTACTTCAGTATCTTCACCATCAATATTTGATACAAGTAAAGTACCTTTTTCTAAATCATTTTTTGATACCCAAGCCTCAGAGGTATTAATAATATAACAAGGAATGTTTCTTTTTTTACATTCTTTTAATATCATATTACTAACAACAGCTTTGCTATCAGCATTGAGTTTTGTTAAGACTGCAATTTGTATATCGCTTCTTTGTACCTTCTCAGATATAAATTCTTTAAACTTCGGTGCCTTCATCTTCGATTTTTTTACCTATGTTATATTTCGCTTGTAGGTCCCAGTCATTCTTTTCTTTAAATGCTAAAACTTTGATTTGTGATAGAGGTGCTTTTTTCTCAGCAACTGTAGCATTAATTATTGCAATTAATCCCCAATCTGCCAATAACTGAGCAATTGTATTTCTTCTTTCAATATCGTTCTCGGTTAAGTTTGCTTCTTTACCATCTAACGCAAATAGTTCCTTAAAATGCGTTATGAAATATCTACCTTGTTTGTGTAGTATATGACACGATTGAAATAGTTTTTTATCTTTTCTAGAGGCAACACCAATTCTAGTTAGTGTTTCACGAACCTTTAAAAAGTCGTCTGGTTCTTTTAATTGTACTTCCAGCATTTTCTCTGGATGCCAACTATTAGTTAATTCATTCATTTTATCCCACCTTTAAATAATTTTTCCTTAATGAGGTTTATCTCATCTTTGGTGAGTATATCAAGAGCGGATTTTGCTTTATCATTACTATAGCCATAATACTCTTTTACACACTCAATTTCTTTTAGTTTACTCGCCCTCAAAAACGGACTATACCGTTTCTTCGTTCTAATACTATTTAGTAGAAATTGAAATTGCATATCTTTATCAATGAAGTGATTTCTATTCATTTCATTCACAAGCATTATTGTATCTGAAAAAGCAGATAACATCTTATTCACAATAAACGCAGGATACTTTTTCTTCCATAGTTCATCATCAGAATCCATTACATTCTTTTTAGTAAAGTTTATGGCATTTAAGTATTCTTTTAATTCATACATTACAATGCCCTTTTCATTTTTTTAGTTAAGAAGGAAGTCAAGTCTGCTGGTTTATCTCTAAAGTTTTTAGAATTATTTGTAAGTTTATCTATATAATCTTCATCATTAGCAAATCTACTGCTTCTTGCTTTAAATGCTTTTTCTTTTTCCATACATAATCCTCTTCTCTCTCTATCAGACATACTTTGATATTTTAAATCTGCTAAAGGAGCACTACCTTGAAATTTTTGCATATGGTCATTTATTGAATTTATTTCCATCCACTCACACAACATTGAAGAATCCCTAAAATTCATTGATTCATTAGGAATTAAAAAACTAACCCAAATATTTCTAGTTAGTTTAGGTCCATATCCATATTTTTCAAACACAGGTGCCCAGGCTGCTCTTAAATTACCTATGTTCTTTTTGATTTGATTTGCTTCTGGACCTAAATGTAAAATAACTTTATGGTCGCCCCACCTATCTTGTGGTTGAGTTGTTGGTTTTCTTCGTTTAGTTCTAAACTTATCTGACATACTATCATCTGACATACCAAAACCTTTACCAGATGAAGTTCCTATTTTAATAAAAGGAGAATCTGTAAACTTGTTAGGAGGCACAGTTGGTTTATCTATACTATGAACAACTGAATAAACAACACTTTCAAATTGATTTGCTGCCTTTGATACATCTTTATAATGATACCATTCAGAATATGTAAAGTCTTTAGCGATTAAGTCATGTTTAAGATATTTACTTATAGCACTCATTTGAATTTGACCTGTGACATTAATTCTGTTAAACACGCCACCAAGTTAATTTCTTGGTCTGCAACAAAGGCAGACTTATACTGATAATCAGCAATAATTAAAACAGCATGAGGTATAGTTTCTGGTTCTAAACTATCATACATACTATCATAAATTTTTCTAAAGATTTTAACTGGATCATTATCAAGATTATTGACAACCCATTTTCTCATATCACTAAACTCTTTACCTTTTAGGTGTGTTACAAGTGTCTTTAAGTTTTCATCTGATACATTAACAAGAATACCAGCGTCAATAGTGCCACTTATAGAGTATCTTTGTAACTCATTAATCAGTTTTCTAAAGTCTGGAAAATGTTTCTTAATTAATTCAGCAAGCACCTTTTCTTCAAAATCAACATTTTGTTCTTTTAGAATATGAGTTGCTCTTGTAAATAATTGACTTGCAAGTTTAGGTTTATCTTTTGGATTAATTCTAAATTCAATATTAGAAAATCTACTATGTAAAGGTTCTATGATTCTATTCTTGAAATTACAAGTAAGAATAAACCTACAATTCTTGTGAAACTCCTCAATGAAGCCTCTCAATGCAGGTTGTGTAGATTGTGGATTGAGATAATCTGCCTCATCAAGTATTACTACTTTCTTACCACCAGATAGTGATACAGTAGAAGCAAAGTTTTTAATCTTATCTCTTAGCACATCAATGCCACCTTCTTCGGAACCATTGATCATAATCCAATCACAGTTTAGTTGATCACATAATG